ATAATCAAGCTTGCAGGTTCCGCGCTCAACGAAGGGCAGATTAACGCGCTCGAATTAGCAACGCAGATGACACAACTTGCATCGCGCACTACAAGCTTAGAGTCAGATGCGTTTACTGCTAGCAAGATAGCAAATACATCATGGACTAATCTGACGTTACTCAATGGCTGGACACAATTCAATGGTGAAATGTGTGCTGTCAGGCGAGTTAATGGAGTTGCTCAATTATCAATAACGGCGGGAGGCGGGGCAAATGGAGTACTGCTTGCTTCGTTGCCTATTGGATATAGACCCAAAAGGAGCACTAGATATCCCGTTGTTTCTAGATCAACTGAGGCGCAAGGGGCTTTTGCAGCCCTCGAAGCTAACGGCGACATTGTTACATATAATGTTAATAATTTTGATTATATAAGCTTTACGGCTTCTATATTCCTAGAGTAAGCATAGTTATGAAAAAATTAAATATATTAGATAGTGACGGGTTCTATATTGAAGATTATATAGAAGGATATTTACCCAAGAATTGGACAGCTGATTTAGTTGGGGATGGCTATTACAAAGCGCAATATCAAAACGCGGATATAGACCCGGATACAGGGGAATGGACTGGTGGCGTGTGGGCAGAAACTAGCGGGCCTTCAACTATAGATATTTCAGCTCAAAAAGCGGAATTTGTTACTCAAGCGAAACTAAAAAAATCAAAGCTGATAAGTGATGCAAGCGATAGAATAGAGATTCTAAAAGACAGAATTGAGTTGGGGCAAGATAAAGCCGACGAGCTGAAACTGTGGAAGTCATATCGTATAGCGCTTGATGATATTGATGTGAGTGCAGCGCCTGATATCGAGTGGCCAGTTTCTCCAGATGACATAAAATTGCCGGTAGTTTTGACTGAAGCATGACGGGGCAATTAAGCCCAGTATATTCACTCTGACGCCAGCCTCTTGTGTCAGAGTTTTTCCCTTGGGTTTCCCTAGCACAAATATCAGGCAAAAAATAACAAGGTCAATACATTGATTTTATTGGAGTAATTTGGTCGGCATGAAAGGATTTGAACCTTCGACCCCCGACACCCCATGACGGCGTTCTATAGGCGAAAAAAAACCTCTGGGTTAGCAGAGGCTTTTTAATCTTCAAAGGAGCCGCGTATCTTTTGCGTATCCTTTTGGGTCTAAACTAGGTCAGTGCTTCGTCCGGTCATTTATCATAAGTTACTGGTTTATATGATACTGTCCGGTCACTGTCCTATCAAAAGTGGGCTGGGGGGATTTGAATTGGTTATTTAATTGATTGTTTTATATGTAATTAAATTTAATTCAGTTTATATAAAGTGCCATAGCGAGTGCCATTATATAGATGCAATAGATTGCCCATTACTGAGACGTAGCTTGTAGAAGGCGCATCAAGAAAAAATAAAATATATACGGCTTTAAAACTTGCGTCATATATGTCATATGCGTCATGGGCTTTAATATCAGTTAGTTACAGCCAGACCTCGCGTCACGCTTTGTGACGGCTCATAGGTAATGTGTCACTCTCTGTATAGCATTTTTTGATTATATCGAAAGCAGATTATGCAAAAAGAAAAGGGACAGGGGCATGGGGTCTGGACTGATAAGAAATTGAGTGGGGTTCAATAACACTATGGTATCCCTCTCAAACGCAGGTATTTTTTATTTTTTTCTGATAATTATTGCTGATTGTTAATAGTCGCTAAAATTTCGTCACGCAACGCTTGCGGAAGTTTCGGGAACTGCTGTACCACGAAGGCTAACCGATCATCTCTTGTATAGAAATAAGCCAGTGGGACACCCAACACATCCGCTAGTCTTTGTGCGGTATCAATATCGACTTCATGCACTCCTTTTTCGTAGCGGTTGATCCGGGTACTGGCTACAAACTCATCGATCCCAGAGGCTATACCTAACTTTTTCTGCGATAGGCCAGCCGCAAGCCTCGCTTCTTTTAGGCGCTTACAAAAGATGTCTCTATACGTTTCCCGCTGGCTCATAAAAATGCTCATCACAAATGAGCTACGAGAATCGTAGTTTTGACTTGTCTCAGATACTACGAATAACGTAGCATTGTACGATGCTAAGGAGGCAGCATGGCTATTGGAAAAGGCAGTTTATTAACTCTTATGACCGTAATAGGTATATGCGGGCTTACTGGTTGTATCAGTTACACTAAAGAAAATGGAAGTCAGTGCAAGGTTAGCATGTTCCCGACATCGTTAATCGGTGCCGCCTTCGGTCTTAAAAATACTTATTGTTCTGGCTTGAATGCTGAAGAAGCGGCAAGTAGAGCACAAGTAGCAGCCAATCAGGCATCTGACTGGGCAGACTCAACCCTGTCTGATTTACGGAATGCCAAGTCTGCAAAAGCTAATGGGTGGTCAGATCAAGTTGTTGATCATATAGCGAGTGCTCGGCAGAATGCCCGAGGCACAAGAGACTTTGCTAACACCGCAAAAGGTTTAGCAGAGTGGGCTACAACAAATGCTCCTAACTCAGAAAGTACAGGAGATGCTTTGAGGTTTTCACAAGAAGCTGACTCTTTTGCAACTATTGCGGAGAAGGCTGCGACGGAAGCAATACTTCTAAATAATGTTGGAATGTAAGGGAGGTCGAATGATTGAGGTCTTATATAAAAAGATTAATGGGAAATATGGGGGGATTACCATTGCATCTTTAATTACTGGAGCATTGTTAATTACTAATTCACTGTCTATCTTTTTATTAAATATGTTTAAGGCATTATGAGCGAATACAGTATATATATTATCTGGTTTTGTATCGTATTTTATTTCTCTTCGATGTTTTTTAAGTTTTGCAATTCATCTACGATGAGTTTTTTTTGGAATGGGATGAGGTATTTAGGGGGTGTTTCATTATGTGTATTTATCTATATGTTATATATTAAAATTGATAACTCAATTGATATTAGACTGTTGGAGGAATTAATATACTTAAATGATTACTCAGTAAGTGATATTTCTTATTATCTTTTTGTGTTTTTTTACTTGTTTGTTTTTAGGTACATTATTTTTAACAATGTCACAATAAGCTTCGTTAGAAATAAAAAACATGATGGCGATAAGCTATACTACTTCTTTTTCGAAGGAGTGTTCTTGATTTCGTCTTGGGTTGCAATTCGAAATATTTGTTATCTATTTGCTAAAATGACATCACCTATAATACTATCTCGCTATTTAGACCATATGGATAATTATAAAGAAGGGTTTCATTTAAGTCAGGGCGATATTTTGCCTGCAATTCTTATTTCTCTAGCTTCATATGTTTTTTGGGTAAGAAGAAGAGATAAATTAATTAAGTCACTTGACTATGCAGATGTTAATATAAAGTAATTTTTTAGAGGTTTAAATCATCCAGTAATCATTAATAGGACATGAAATTTTCATTTCAAAATATATACCCAACTTCTTTCAAGTTATAATTAGGTGGTAAGTTTACGTATCCAGATGAGCTTACTCAAGTCAATGATTCGGGTAAGTACATGCAGCCAAAATACTGTAACTTGAAGGGGGAAGGGTACAGATATTACTCCCAATTGTATTTTTCATCACAAAATATTATGGTCGAAAAATCACGCCTTGCTTCGCTCAATGGTTTTAACTTAAATGAGCGACATCTATATGGTGGATTGCCAGCAAGAACAGATTTAGCGAATCCCATTTTTGAAAGCTCGCGTCCAAATAGTGAGCGTTTTGTTCCTTGATACTGTTCACTATGGAGAAATGCTTCATAGAAATTTACCGATGGAATGAGCAAGTGCCAGCCATTTTGCGGTGTTGTAATATATCCTCGCTGTAAGCAGTTCAGCATAAATAGTTGAACATCGTTAAGTTCAGGTACAGAGGCTGTAGGTGGTATCATGGAGTAGCTATGAACTCTTACTCCATTAATCGTTTCTACATGACGGTACAGTGGGATTATTGACGAAGCAATCGCAAGGTCTTCTTTCTTACACTTAAAAATTTGGCATAAGTCACATTCGTAAAAAGTATTATTACGTGAGGTATCAAGCATAATTAACCATGAGCGGATCTTATCCGCTAAATTCTGAGTGTATGGCCGATAAATATCTTTAGGTTTAGTTATATCTGTAGCTTGTTGTCGCGAGAGTTCTTCCCACCGTCTGTGTACTGATGCTAAATAGGTTTTCATCTCAATTAATCCTTTCGGCTCTCAGATTCGGAAAAACAGATTGGATAAACCCTGAATTGTTGCCCGTCTATTCTTCTACGATCCCCGCCTCTTTGGTCAGCTTCTCGTAATGTAAGAATTCCTGCGTCGAGTAATGCCTTAACTGCTCGTTTAAAGTCATAACCTTTTGTTGCTTCCCGCAACCCTATTGAAGTGAAGAGATATATACGCTCGTTATTTTCTGACTGTTCCCACCAGCCAGCGCGGTCAGCAATAAATCTATCTGTAGGCGTACCTTCTTTACTGCTAAATCGGCTATTACCATAACGCTCAATAAAGTTAAGAACTTGCTGGATAATTTGCTGTTTCTCTAGCGGGGCATTACCTGCTGAAGCTAGCCATGATTGAAACATTCTAGCCATTACTTTTGTTGCATAGCCTGTTTCCCAGCCCGTAATACCGTAGCTGGTGGCGAGTTCTCCTGCTACAGCAAGTAAGGCAAATCGTCTGCCAACACGCTTGACTTGTCCGGTAGCGTTATCAGGATTGAATATTGGGCTAGTGGTTAATTTTTGTAGTTTGTCAGATAATGTTTGCTTATCCTTCACCAGATGGGTGAGGAATTCGCGACCTGCAACGCCGTAATTCATGGTTGATTGATATTTTAGGTATTCGGAAAATGAACTTCCTGATGTAAATTGGTGTAGGTCATCCCATGCCCCGTATTGCCGTTGTGCTGAGATATCAATTAATCTCACGGTTTGTCCAGCTTTAACGTTTTCCCCAGCTAATTCAATAGTTGAGGATGTGGTCATCTCACCACTGGATATAACCGCTGTTTTCCAACGTGCTATAGCTCGTGCAGTGCCCGTTTTTGAAGCCCTTTGCTTCCCTTGTCCATTGGCGAGTGCATAAATAATCTGGCCGACCTCGGCAGGTTTACACTCACTGATTTCATCCAGTGCTAACAAAGTACCGTTGAACATGGTTGCGGCTCCCTCAATACCATTCGCTGTGGCCCTCCAGCTACGCATGTAGTCTGAGCCACCCCAGACCGAACAAGCAACCTGAACAAGAGTAGTTTTGCCTGTCGACGAGTCGCCGTAAAAATGTAAGCCACCGCTCTCTGCATGGCTTGGTTCAATTAATGCCCCTGAGAAGGCGCAACAAATAGCGGTAGTTAGAAGAGGGTTGTTTACCGCGAAAGCCGCGATACCATCTCGCCAACCATCAAGTGTGCCCTTAGGCGTGTAGATACCTATGGGTTCATTGGCAGATTGGAAAACAATCTCATGTTGTCTATGAGTACCGTATGTGCAGTCAGGTAGCACAAATACCTTTTCAAACCAGCCTAATTGCGGTGTACAGCGAATCTTTTTGCTTGGTTTTGCTTTGGATAAATAAGCGTTTAACATCCTGTTATTATGAATCCTTACGCCAAGCGAAAGTAGTACTGCTCTGGCAGGTTCACCACTACCACTTAGTAGCTCCATTGGCATAGCCCACTTACGTTGTTTTCCAAGTGGGTTAGTGATGGTCAATAATAATCCAAAATTGCTTTCTGATGTGTCGCAGGTAACAGCATCAATAGTAATAGGGGAACATACTAAGTCGCCTTTTACATCAGTATCATTAGAGGTAAAGTGCCAAACACCAGGGCAGTAGTTTCCGCTACTGTATTTAATATTATTATGAAATACACGAAAACATGGGCATTGGCTTGCATTGGGTACTGATTGAATGGTTGGTCTGATTTCATCCCAAAGCCATCCATTTTCTGTAGCAATATGGTAAAGCGTACCTGCACCAATACCGCCAGCAGGGTCAAAGGATTGCCATGCAGAGTTAAAGGGTTTTTCCTTATATTTAGTAGAGTTCTTACTCCAGTTTCGCGCAATGCTTTCAGCATCCATAATATTATGGGCACGTATTGCCCATACAACATTGCGCCAAATCTCGTAGTCACAATCAGCACTAATTGCTGTTAATGCACTGTGCAACTTATCGGTATCTACTTGGGGGTAGAAAGATGCCATAGCTAAGTCAAAGTGTTGGCTTAATATTGTTTTCATCTCTACTGGCAGTGAGTTACGCATGTTGTGAGAGTTCATATTCAGTTTGGTATTGAGTGTCTTTTCCAATAACTGAACCAATGCTGTTGGTGCAGTCATGATAGTATCGTTATTAAAAATATAAGGTTTACCAGTTTCAGGATGAATACTCGGTGAGGCGACGACCTGTTTACCTTGCCCTAACACTTCAATAGCCCAACAGGGTTTATTATCATTATTACTGTATTGTGACTTACAGATGGTAGTAGCTGCACCTACACGCGCAGCTAAATTATTATCTGAGACAGATATATAATAATGGCAAGAACCATTATCGCGGCCTGTGATGACAGTTGGTTGTTTCGGATCTAACCCAAGTGTGGTGAGTTGCCCCCATAATTCTTGATGTACATTCTCAGTCAATGCTGCCCCATGAATATCAACATCAACCACAAGCAATACTTTGCCATCATGCATCGGATAACCTGTTCTGACTCCCAAGTTATAGCCTTTCTGTAACCAGTCAGGTACTTGTTTTTTTACTTCGTCGATAGTGAATATGGGGGCTGTAGTCCAGCCCGTATTTACAGGACGCTTGGTGCCTGCTATTAATGGATGTACAGGGATGTGTTTTTCTGCCAGTGCAATTGCAGCAGTAATAATCGATTGATTAGTCAACATATAATGTATATCCCTTCCGTGACTCTGCATCCCAAAACTCTTGGCGTTGAATCATTTCATTGTTAATGACTTCTATCACTACAGGGTCATTTTGCGCTGTGTCTGATTTAATCCCTTGTATGATTACATTATACAGTTCGGGGAATATATCTAATGATTCATGATGTACCATAATATTATTAGTTTCATTTTTAATAACACGCTGTAAATCCATCATAACTTTATTAAGAACTCCCATGTTCTCCATCCAAAGAAGCAAGAGTTCTTTGTCTTCAGTAGCGATAATATATTGATGACCACTATGCAAAATACGCAGTGATTTATCACATGAAATAGCATAAACACTCCACCAAAGCTGAGAGAATGAGTTACTCATTTTGCATTGAGTGCCATGAAGATATTTAGGACTATATATAATAATGCTCATTACACCACCTCCTGTTTGTTTGCATACTCTTCAATGAATTTCATGATGTCGGCATGCCGCCACATGGAGCAGCGAGAGCCGAAACGGACAGGTTGTGGCGCTTTGCCTGCCTGCACCCATGCGTAGAAGGTCGATTTCCCCATAGGGACGATGTTCAGAACTTCATTAATACGGAGCAGTTTTTCAGACTGTTCTCTCGATGCTTCATTTCTCATTATGCGCTTCCCCTTAAATTAATTGCTCAAGACAACTACAGATCGTAAGAGAAAAGCTGATAGCATGGTATGCATTTTATAGATACGGATTGGTGAAAATAGCGGAAAAGCTAATACTGCTTTATTACTTCTATTTATTTTTAAGATTCTTCATCCATTCTAGTCTGTCAATTTCATAATCCTTGTGTTTTTTTGATCTTAGAACATCATGTAAATGTGAAGTATGAGGGGGTGAGCTATTTATATATGCCTTACCTGATGGATCTTCCTTTGCTCTGCGTTCAAGTTGCGTCAATGCTTGGCGTAATTCATTGAAGTGTTGCTTCATATTTTCAATATCCAATTGTCTATCTTTTTCATTTTTATATTGTTGTTCTTGGATATCACTAATGGTTACTGATTCCATGTAATCTATATGCGCATACTCTGACTCTAAATGTTGCTGATGGGTAACGTCTTGTAAATAAATCCGCTTTGGAGAAAGATGTATAATTGCTGATACAGCATTACCTTTTTCAGATAATGAAGTGCGATACTTGCTAAGTATTGAACTGATTGCTTCTTGAGATAAATAGTATTTTTCACTAAGAAATGTTACCGCTTCTTTTTCTGTGTGATTTAAATTCCTTCCAAAAGTTCTCATTTTTCTTTTGTGAAACTCATCATGAAGATGTTCTATCAAGTATCCAAATTCGATGTACGCTATATCATTACACATAGATTTGCATATGCTAACATACCATCCTAAGCTTTCGCCCTTATATTGCATCATTACTTGTAGTGGTTCTTTTTCTGTGCTCATAAAAACAACATAGTCATGAGCTATTTCTATATCTCTGGCTCGTTTATTTGGATTACCACCAAGGGCATTCTTTTTACCAGTGGAGGCTTTATTCCCTTTTTGGAACGTAGTTGTACGGCGTGAATTAAGGTCATACTTTTTGGGACTATCTTTTTTACTCGTCATCCCACAGCCCTCAATCCTCGAACACCACTATTCATCAAGCTACCGCTATCTGCCGCAGATATAAAATCAGCCCACCATTGCATCATCGGTTTACGTTGTTCCAGATAGTCACTACGGTTATAGGCACGTCTTACTTCATTCTTATCAACATGAGCGAGGGCGGCTTCGATAACATCAGGCGGAAAGCCTTCTTCATTGAGAGTGGTGCTACCGATAGAACGCAGACCGTGAGAAACAAGAATGCCGCCGAATCCAGCGCGTTTAAGTGCAGCGTTAACCGTTTGGCTGTTCATAGACTGTGTTGGCTTACTACGGCTTGGAAATACATATTCTCGATGGCTGCTAAGTGGTTTCATTAGTTCCAGAATGTTTAACGCCTGTTTCGACAATGGAATGATATGTTCACGGTTCATCTTCATTCTGTCGGCTGGTATACGCCACAGTTTTGCATCAAGATCGATCTCATCCCAACGGGCGCTCGACGCTTCAGCGGGGCGGGTAAGCGTCAGCAACTGCCACATGAATAAGCAACGAGTAGGCAGTTCAATGTTGGCAAGTCGCATGGTTTGCATCAGGTGGGAAAGTTGTTCTGGGCGTATGCTGGGCATGTGCTTCTTTTGGGGTTTTTCAAATGCCTTGCTGATATTAACGCTGGGGGCGGCATCAATCAGGCCAATATTCATGGCATAAATCATAATCTCGTTGATACGCTGGCAAAGGCGTCTGACAGTTTCTAGCGCACCACGAGCCTGTACCGGGTCGATAGCTTGAACCAGAGTGCTATCGTCTTTGACCGCTTGCCTTCCACTGGATGTTTTCGAAACAGACAATAGTGGCAATAGAGGTAAAGTGGGGCTGGATAATCCTCTGGCCCGCCTGCTCCGATATTCCCCCAACCAGTACATGACCGCTCAGGAATTCCGTGAGTCCATGACCATGCAACTCTGCTTTTATGGTAATGCGTATGCACTGATTGAGCGAAATAGCGTAGGGGACATCATCAGCCTGATGCCACTGAATGCGGTGAATATGGATGTCAAACTGGTTGGAAAACGGATTGTGTACCGCTACAGGCGTGACAGCGAATATGCAGATTTCGCCCAGAAAGAAATCTTTCACCTTAAAGGCTTTGGTTTTAACGGGCTGGTGGGGATGTCTCCGATTGCCTTCGCGACCAAAACTGCCGGCGTTGCGGTGGCCATGGAAGACCAACAACGGGAGTTCTACGCGAACGGGGCCAAATCACCGAAAATCCTCTCAACAGGCGAACGTATTTTAAGCGCCGCACAACGGGCGCAAACGGAAGAAAACTTCAAAGAGATAGCAGGTGGGCCGGTTAAAAAACGGCTCTGGATACTTGAAGCCGGTTTTCAGGCTCATGATATTGGTGTCAGCCCGCAAGATGCTGAGACGATGGCCTCGCGTAAGTTTCAGGTCAGTGAGATTGCTCGCTTCTTTGGCGTTCCACCCCATTTGGTGGGTGATGTTGAGAAATCAACCAGTTGGGGAACCGGCATTGAGCAGCAAAATCTCGGTTTTCTCCAATATACCCTGTCTCCGTATTTAACCCGATGGGAGCAATCTATTTGGCGTTGGATCGTGAATCCTGCCGATATTGCTAAATTCCATGCAGAACACAATCTTGATGGGCTGCTGCGCGGTGATTCAGCCGCTCGCGCTACGTTTATGACCACACTGGTCAACAGTGGGCAGCGAACGGTGAACGAAATGCGGCGACTCGATAATTTACCGCCACTGGAGGGGGGCGATGTTGCCACCCGGCAATCTCAAAATATACCCATCACCGACTTAGCCAATTAAAGCCTCGCCAAAAGCGGGGCTTAGTTATTTATAGGGGCTGCCAATGTTAGGCATACAAAAAACGCTCGCCTTTGATCAGGCGGAAATCAAATTTAGTGGCGATGGTACTCAGGGCATTTTTGAGGGCTACGCCTCGGTATTCAACAACACTGATTCAGACGGCGACATCATTTTACCGGGAGCCTTTAAAAACGTGCTGGCTGGTCAGTCTCGCAAGGTTGCGATGTTTTACAACCACCGGACATGGGAACTGCCAGTAGGTAAATGGGAGCAGCTTGAAGAGGACAGTAAAGGGCTACTGGTGCGCGGTCAGCTGACGCCGGGCCACAGTGGAGCAGAAGACCTCAAAGCCGCCATGAAGCACGGCACGGTCGAGGGTATGTCTGTCGGTTTTAGTGCGTCAAAAGACGATTACAGCATCGGCACATCCGGCCGCATTTTTAAGAATGTTACCGCGTTGCGCGAAATCAGTATTTGCACATTTCCCGCTAACGAGTTGGCTGGGGTGTCATCCCTGAAAAGCCTTGAAGGTGTGGAAAGTATCAGGGATGCGGAACACTGGCTGAGGGATTCAGTTGGGCTTTCCAAATCAGAGGCACAGGGCTTCATTGCCCGTATTAAGTCCGCAGTTCGGAGTGAGTCCGAAGGCGCTGACAAAGATATCTCCGCGCTTGTCGAGCGCATCAAATCTTTCCCACTCCAATTAGGAAAACAATATGACCGAATTAGCTGAAATTCAGAAGGCGATTGAAGATTCTCACAAAAACGTTTCAGAACTCTTCGCCGCTCAAAAGCAGGAAATTGAATCCACTGGCAAGGTATCCAAGCAACTGCAAGATGATTTAATCAAAGTACAGGATGAGCTAAAAAAATCCGGTACCCGCCTGTTTGATCTGGAACAGAAGTTATCCGCAGGGCCAGAAAATCCGGGCGAGACAAAATCATTTGCTGAACGAGCATCAGAAGATCTGGTGAAATCGTGGAACGGCAGCAAGGGCAGCTTTGACGCCAAAACGTTCAACAAGTCTCTGGGTAGTTCTGCCGCCTCAGCCGGTGCGCTGATCCAGCCAATGCAGGTGCCGGGTATTATTATGCCGGGACTGCGTCGCCTGGTTATCCGTGATCTGCTGGCTCAGGGCCGCATTTCCAGTAACTCACTGGAATATGTGCGTGAAGAAGTGTTCACCAATAACGCTGCACCAGTGACTGAGAAAGCACTGAAACCCGAGTCTGATATTACTTTCAGCAAACAGACTGCCAACGTTAAAACCGTGGCGCACTGGATTCAGGCATCCCGTCAGGTGATGGACGATGCACCTATGCTGCAATCCTATGTGAATGACCGCCTGATGTATGGGCTGGCACTCAAAGAGGAATACCAGCTACTGAATGGTGATGGTACTGGCGATAATCTGGAGGGCATCAACAACGTAGCCACCGACTACGACACGACCTTGAACGTGACCGGTGACACCCGTGCTGACCTGATTGCTCACGCTATTTTCCAAGTGACTGAATCAGAATTTAGCGCCTCAGGTATCATTCTGAACCCGCGTGACTGGCATGGAATTGCATTGCTGAAAGATAACGAAGGTCGTTATATCTTCGGCGGGCCACAGGCGTTCACCAGCAACGTGATGTGGGGTTTGCCGGTTATTCCAACCCGCGCACAGGATCAGGGCACCTTTACCGTGGGCGGTTTTGATATGGCGTCTCAAGTGTGGGATCGCATGGATGCCAGCATTGAAGTCAGCCGCGAAGACCGCGATAACTTCGTTAAAAATATGCTAACGATCCTGTGTGAAGAGCGCCTGGCGCTGGCACATTACCGGCCAACTGCACTGATTAAAGGTGCTTTTGAGTCTGTGGTCGCAGGTAAATCCAGCAAATAACCGGGGAGGGGGCGGACCAGCCGCCCTGATTAGCAATGGACATAAAAGTCACTGACGCCGTGCCCATTGATGAGCTGCGCGAGCACATAGAGTTTGATGGGACTGACCGCGACACGCTGATCACCCGCTACGCTCAGGGAGCACTGGATTACTGCCTTAAATGGTGTGATGAACCGGCATGGACAAATGCTGACGATATTCCCGCACCAGTGATTAATGCCATGCTGCTTGTTTTTGCAGACCAGTTCGAACATCGACTTTCTCAGACCGAAGTGCAGTTGTACGCCAATGCGAGCGCAGAAAACCTGATGTGGCTTTATCGTAACTGGAGTAATAAGACGAAAGGGGAACCCTGATGGAACCTGGACGATTCAGGCATCGAATAACACTTCAAGTGTTCAGGGAAATTGGTCGTTTAGACTCGGGACAGCCAGATCAGCAATGGGTTGATATTGCAACCGTATCCGCCGAAGTCAAAGCCATTTCAGGTCGAGAGTTAATAGCCTCAGGTGCTGAATTGTCGGAGGCAACCGTCAGGATTTGGATGCGTTACAGATCTGATGTTGATACGGCGGCTCGCATTCTTTTCCGTGGTGACATTCATGAGATTCAGGCTGCATTACCTGATGTCCGACTTACCCGTTTAGAGTTGTTGTGTAAGCAAGGGGTGAAAACGTGATTGATACGCATCTCGACTTCTCCGGCATGCTGGATCTGGATAAAGAACTGGCATTACTCGGTAAGGCTGAAAGCCGTGGCGTACTGCGGCAGGCCGTCCGTGCGGGAGCCGCTGTTATTCAGGTCGAAGCACAAAACCGCGCGCCAGAACGTACCGGGAAGTTAAAGCGCAATATCATTATTGCCAACGGCAAAGGGAGCGCGACCGAAGCAACGGCCGGTATTCGGGTCAAGGGGGCCAACCCATCGGGGACCAACAGCGACAGCACTAAGAAGGCGATCAGTAAGAGCAATTCATTTTACTGGCGCTTTATTGAGATTGGTACGTCAAAGTTCCCTGCCGTTCCTTTCATCCGCCCGGCATTTGATTCCAAAGCAGACGCTGCTGCACAGGCTGCGATTGTCCGGGCAATTCAGGCCATTGACGAGGTATTATCAAAATGACCGAGGCTGATGTTTACCCCCTGCTCAAGCATTTGACTGGTGGGCAGGTATATCCCTATGTTGCCCCTCAAAAACCTGATGGCAGTGGCCCGGCAATATCCCCGCCGTGGGTGGTTTTCATTCTACCAGCCAGCCTGACTGGTGATGTTCTTGATGGACAGGCCGCCACAGCATCGATGCTTCAGATTGATGTCTATGCCAGAACCATTGATGAAGCCCGCGCCATTCGCCGTGAGGTGAGAACGCTTATTAAGTCACTTTCACCGATACAGATGAATGAGATCACTAACTTCGAGCCGGACACGTCCCTTTTTCGCGCCATGCTTGAAGTTCAGGTGTGGGAATAACCCCAAAAAAATCAATCAACCACCTCCGGGTGGTTTTTTATGTCTGGAGAAAGTATGACTAGTATTTATGAAAAAACGCAGGGTACAAAAATTTACGTTTCTTCCGGTGTTACTACGCAACCAAATCCCACGAATGCAATATGGTTATCAGCTGCTTGTGCCACTAAAGAGATTAGCTTTACTGGCGGGCAAAAGGCAGATATCGATGTCACTACACTATGTTCTGAAGAGCAAGAAGTAACGAACGGACTGCCCGCGCCGTCAGAAATGACAATATCACGCAACTGGAGTCCGAACGAAGAAGCGCAGTATTCATTGAACGAAGCTTACGACACAGACACATTACGCTCGATAAAAGTTATTTTTCCGAGCGGCAATGGCTACGCTTATCTTGCTGAGGTACGTCAGAATAGTTGGAGTGCAGGCACCTCTGGCGTGGTCTCTGCATCATTCACACTGCGGATCAAGGGCAAGCCAGTTCGTATCGCCGCGACTGATGTTCCCGTTACCAGCGTCACGTTAAGTAAATCGACTGCCGCCATTGATGTTGGTGATACAGGCGTATTAATCCCGACATTTTTACCGGCTAACGCAACAAATAAAACCGGTACCTTTAGTTCGTCAGCACCTGCAATTGTGAGTGTTGACCCAGTAACCGGACAGTATGAAGGGCTGGATGCTGGTGTTGCGATTGTCACGTTTACTGCAGCTGATGGCGACTTTACTGCAACGTGTGATTTCACTGTTACCGAGGCTGCATAGTTATGACTAAAAAGGACTTGCGTTCAATAGCGACAGCCCCACTTGCGGGCTTTCGGCATGAAACTGTAACTGTCGCGGAGTGGGGGGGGGTTGTTGTCATGCTTCGCGAGCCCTCCGCCCCGGCGTGGATGCGCTCTATTTCTCACATTAAAACGGAGGAGGAACCAGGGGATGTATCTGACATTGAAACTAGAATCACAAGCAATACAATGGCTGACGTGGTGCTGTTTGTTGATGTCCTGCTCGACGAGGCTGGTGTTCGGGTATTCAGTGACAAAGATGCAGATACACTCATTTGTAGTTATGGCCCTGTTCACTCCCGCTTACTGCGCCAGGCACTGGCATTAAGCAAGGATGACATAGAGGATGCGGAAAAAAAGTAAAATCGCCGGGTATGGCCTTTTTGATGGCGCTCGCGCTTAGACTAGGCCGAACTCTTCACGAGCTACAAGTAACAATGACGGCGAGTGAACTGGCGATGTGGATCGAGTACGATGCTATTAGCCCCATTAGTGATCGGCGGGGTGATTTTCACGCAGCACAGATATCCAGCGCAATTTATCAGGCGCACGGTAATAAAGTCAGCATGGAAGAGATGTTATTGCAATGGCAGGAAACCGAGCCAGGAGAGGATACTCAGGGGCTGGAAATGTTCTTTGAGTCTCTTATGGGGTAATTATAGGTTGTTTTTGGGGAGGGAATCCCTGCTATGATGTATGTACTTATGTTTGCTGAGAGCGGATAGTTGAAAATTTTTTCGGTATTAACACTACTCGTATTTATTGTTTCTTGCTTTTTCCTTATTAGGGAACCTGCTTCATTATTTTGGGTTATACCTTTATCTTTAATGAGTTATGCTTATGGAGAGAAGCTGGGTAAGTTAATCCCACCAATATTAACCATTACAATATGTATTACTTCTCTATTTTGGGTTAATTCAAAAACTCCCATATGGGGTGAACTTTATAAAGATAAAGTTAGTATTGAGGAGCATGAAAAAAACGCTCAAAGGAAAACAGTTAACTTAATAGTTGCCGGGCAAAATGCGGTCAAAGCAAAACTGAAAGATCCATCATCAGCAAAGTTCATAAATGATTTTACAAACGAACACAAAAACTCTGATTATTACTGTGGATTAATTCAGTCAAAAAACAGCTTTGGCGCTTATACCGGCGCACAGAAATTTGTTTCAACTGGGATTCCATCAGGAACATTTTTACAAGAAGAAGTAAGTGATTTTAATACTGTATGGGATAAATTCTGTCGGTAATGCACCTAACTCTATATTAGCCCGTTTCGACGGGTTTTTTTATGCCCGGAGAAAAGTAAATGGCTACTTTACGTGAGTTAATTATAAAAATCTCGGCTAACTCAACCGCATATCAGAGTGAAATGGCCCGAGCCTCACGAATGGGGGCTGAGTATTACAAAACTATGGAGGGTGGCTCACGCAAAGCAGAAGCTGCTACACGCCAAAGCAGGCAGGCATTAAGTGAATTAAATAGCGAACTGGTAACAGTTAAAGAGTCCGCTAGCGGGATGATCAGCATGTTTGCTGGAGCCTTCGCCGTTAGCAGCCTGATCAGTACCGCAGATCAGTACGGGCAATTATCATCACGCATTAAAATAGCAACCGGCTCACAAGAAGAATATAACAATGTTCAGCAGCGACTGATGGAGATCAGCGACAGGACATATAAAAGTATTGAAGAGCAATCAGAGCTGTATATCCGCACATCAAATTCAATGAAAGAGTTGGGGTTTTCAACGGAAGGTACCCTTGATTTCATTGATTCAATATCTAGCTCGTTAACGACTAATGCTGCAAGCGCAGAAAAAGGGCAAAGCGCAATTGATGCCCTATCAAAATCAATGGTTAAAGGCACGGTATCTGGCGTTCAGTGGAACACAATTATGGCCGTTATGCCGACAATTGCTGGTGACATAGCGCGATATCTTGGCATTACGGAAATAGAAGTTAAAAAGCTAGCAACAAGCAGCAAACTATCAATGGATATTGCGTCAGATCCTTACCGCACCGCCGCAGAATCTCAGCGTAAATCACTGGAGCAACTGCAACGACAGGAGCAGGGTGGTGAAATACAAAGCGCACGAGAACTTTATCAACGTAAAGAAAAAATTCATTACGATTACCTGAGTGCGCTCGCCAGCGCTAATCAGGACTACGCAGTCAGTAGTAGCGCTGAATTGGCTGGCGCGGTGGACCCTGTCGTTAATCTGCAAAATCAGCTAGCCAGGCAAAAAGCATTATATGAAACATATTATGCTAATGAAGTGATCAGTAAGCAGCGTTTCGAAGAGCTAATGGTTGCCGCAACTAATCAATCAGCCAAGCAGCAAGAAAATGCCGCTATTGAGCTTTATCGCAGTCAGTCAGACCTTCACACACTGCAAATGGACCTTATTTCTAATGTTGGCGATCGTACCGCAAATATGGTGACGGGTGTGCTAAGTGGTCAGCAGTCATTTAGCGAAGCTATGAATAACATGGCCAACACCATCATGGATACAGTAGTGAAAGCCTTTATTCAGGCCCAAACGCAGGCTCTAATGTTTCAGATGGTGTCGGGGGTGAGTAGCAGCTTCGGTGGCGGGGCTAGCTCTGGTGCAGCAAACAACGCCTTTTCTGGCGGCTCATTTTCCGGATTGTCATTTAATGCAAAGGGCGGTGTCTATGATTCGCCGAGCCTAAGCGCTTTCAGCGGGCAAGTTGTTAGCTCTCCCACGCTATTTGCTTTTGCCAAAGGTGCCGGGGTTATGGGTGAAGCGGGACCCGAAGCCATTATGCCGTTAACTCGGGCCGCCGACGGTTCGCTGGGTGTTCGCTCAGTATCAGCCAGACAGCCGGATATTAACGCATTGTCAGGAGGTGGTGACGTGGGCGTAACGCAGACTAATCATTTTAATTTCACAATCAACGGCAGTGGCGATCAGGCGCTGATCCAGGCAATGGAAACCGCGGCAAAAAATGGGGCTGCGCAGGCTAAGGCTGAGTTGCTCAAAGATTTACGAACAAACGGCCCAGCAAGACGCACATTAGGAGTGTAATCAAATGGCTGAAATACTTGAGTGGCCAGCCATTCTAGTACCCAATGAAATGAGTCTCCAGATGCTGTCAAACTCAAAAATCTTTCAGTCACCCTTTTCTGGCTCATCTCAAACAGCATCATTCCCCGGTTCACGCTGGAGCATATCCGTGACGTTTAATAATCGAAAAGATAGAGACGCTCGAGCGCTTGAGGCACTGATTGCAGAGCTGGATGGTGTGGCGGGTCGAGTGCGTCTGTGGGATTTCGCCAGGGGCGGGCGCGCGCCCGCAGGGACACCGATTGTCAGTGTAGCCGAGCAGCGGGGAAAACTGTTAAGTACCCGTGGCTGGTTGCCAGAGCGGCTGGTATTGCAGCGAGGGGATTACATCACAGTGAATGATGAACTGAAAAAGGTCACGCAGGACGCGCGCAGCGACATCAGCGGCCAGGCGGTCATTCGCATCTCACCTCAGTTGCGCTGGCCACCGGTAGCCGGCGCGCCAATTGAGTGCCGAAAACCAACGGGGGTGTTCAGGCTGTCAGATGAGAACCAAGGGAGCTTCTCACGGGTCCCCGGTATATTTCACAGCGTGACATTACAATTTGTGGAGGCTTTTTAATGCTTTATCATCCCTTTTCAGACTCAATGATTGATTTTCTTTCACGACAAAATGTCACTACAGTCACTGCATTTCGACTTGATCTCATTACCGGTGTTGTTTGCGGACACACAGGCGTAGGCCCGCTAGTTATCGACGGGGAAACCTACTTGGGGGTTGGCGCGTTCGGGCGGGTTGAAGAGGTGACGGAGCAAAATGGGACATCCCCATCGCAACTTCAACTACAGGTTTCCGGATTTGAAACGGCCTTAACAGCCACTTTTTTGAATGAGCGCTGCCGAGGTCGTTCAGCTAAAGTTATTTTAGTTGCTATCGACGATAACGGACAAGTGGGGGCAGCTGATTTAATTTATAGCGGCGAGATAGCGACATCAAATATTGAGAGCGGCAAGCAGAACGCCATATCAGTTAATCTCACAAATCGCTTTGAGCGCTGGCAAATGGCTCTACCCAACCGTTTTAATAATGAATCTCATCTTGCGCGAGCACCAGGCGATCACTTCTTCCGCTATGTCGCTCAAATGGCTGATCGGTCCATCTACTGGGGCAGCAAGAAAGATGCGCCTGTATTTGTGTATAAATAAACAGGATAAATATGCGCTATCCAGATTGGCAAAAAAGACTTGCACAAGTATTGAGGGCCGCTTCCGAGCGGCCTTTTTCGTGGGGCGAACATGACTGCTGCCTGTTTGCAGCGGATTGTGCGCTTGCAGTGTGCGGCATAGATCCTTTAGCTGATTATCGGGGCCAATACAACTCGGCATTGTCTGCTCGCAAGGCGCTGTTGCGCGGGCATGGCAGCATCAACGCCATCTTTGATGCCGTCTTTGAGCGAGTGCCTGTTAAGTTGGCGCAGCGAGGGGATATTGTCGCGTTCACTGCGGATCAAGGGCTAACAGCCGGCGTGATATGGAACGGGCAGATTTGGTCTACAGCAGAGCGCGGTGCAGGACCGACAAATGTAATAGCAGAAACGGCATGGGGGGCGCATGGGTAAAGTTATAGTGTCCCTGGCTGGTGCCGCGATGATGGCCGTAGGAGCTATGAATGGCAACTATTATTTAATTGCCGCAGGCATGGCAATGAATACTGCCAACCAATTGCTGGCTAAAAAACCTAAAATTGATACCTATCGCGATCAGTCCGAGCGCAAGCAAATGCTCCGCTCTGCTGTCGCACCCGAAAATGTAGTTGTTGGTAAAACAGTCACTTCCGGACTGCTAATGTTTGCTGAAGAGGAGGCGGGAGAGCAGGATGATGGGGAATGGATACACATGGTTATTGTCCTTGCTGGACATCCAATTGAGCGCATTGATCGGATATGGCTGGGCGATGACCTGATAACTACGTTTGAAGATTTTGCGACGTGGGAACTTCATAACGCCCGAACAACGTGTGACCCGTTTATGCTTGAAAATTGCCCCTCATGGAAAGAGGACATGATCGGGGAGGGGTTGTCCTGGCTACGAGTCTCCCTTAAGTTTAACGCTGAGAAATTCCCGTATGGTTTACCGAATGTCAAAGCGGAGGTGTGGGGTAAGCGCTTGTATGACCCGCGCACAGGCGTGACAGAATGGAGTAATAACCTTGCGCTGGGCGTGCTTGATTATTACCGCTCCGTGCTGAAAGTGCCTGACGCGGAAATCAATTGGGAGCAATTCAAACAAGCCGCCAACATCTGCTCTGAGATGGTTGTGACCCCAGAAGGAGGCTACGAGCCGCGCTACACAATGAACGGTAGCTTTGATCTGTCAGAAACCCCAGCCGCAATGCTCGACGCTATGCACATTTGCTGTGCTGGCGAACCGACTTACATCGCCGGTCAACACGGAATTCTTGTTGGCGCTTACTACGGCCCTGCATTAATGACGCTCAACGAACATCAGATGGCTGATTCTGTGCAGATCACAACTGAAACATCGTTACGTGATGCAACTAATGCGATCTATGGCACCTTCGTTGATCGTGATCAGCAGTCAACGAAAACCGACTTCCCCCCGATCAGGGTAGATGAATGGATTGTCGAGGACGGGTTAGAAATCAAAGAGGATATTGATTTACGCTTTGTCGATACACCCTATCAAGCACAGCGCGTGGCCAATATTCTGTTACGCCGCAAGCGCGCCGGGCGCGTCATTGTCGCAAAGACCAATCTAAGTGGCTACGCATACCGGCCCGGACGCGTCATTGAGCTTGATATGGAGAGCATTGGCGTTTTCAAGTCAGAGAACCGGATCACTGGCTGGAAATTTAGTATGGACGGTGGGGCAGAAATTACTCTCCAAGAGGAGTCAGCCGAGTTTTACGATGATGCAATTGGCGAACCGTTCACCCGCCCGCCGTTCACGCAACTACCGACGAATGGCCCGGCATCACCCGTTGGCCTGCAGCTGCTGAATGAAACTGTAGGCGATATTGTGCAGGGCGTACTGGCATGGACCAATATCGGCAGTATTTCTTATAACAACATCACAATTTATCACTCAGACGGAACGGTGGTATTTACCGCGCAGGTGCCCGGCAGCAGTTTGCAACTGAGCGGATTACCAAGTGGTCCCTATATGGCGCAGGTTCGGGCGGTGAGTGTCATAGGTGTTCAGTCAGCGCCAGCGGGTATCTCATTTGTTATCGAACCGCCACCGGTACCGGTTGGTGTTGATGTGACAACCGGGAACTGGTCACTGATATTAATCCCACGATTTAATGGCATTACCACAATCGGCACATTGTGCGAGTTCTGGTACTACACAGAAGATATTCCGATTGATGAGGTGACGACGCGGGCTAAGTTTGTCGGTACCGGTGTCAGCATGTCTCACTCAGGACTGATGCAGAACACCACTTATTTTTATTGGGTGCGGGGAATAAATAGTTACGGTAAATCGGCATTCTTTAAAGTTGAAACTAAAACTACACATGATCCGAGTTCAATTATCGAGCTATTGGACGGCGCGCTCGGTGCTGAGCAGTTGCGTGATGAACTGCGTAAGCCGCTGGAAGAAACTATTGATATGTGGACTGCAAAAGTCGGCAATGAACATATTGCAGGTGGCATCGGTCTAACGATTGAAGTTGATGATGACGGCAAAGAGAGAATTAAATGCATTGTTGATGCTGACATATTTGCTGTCGTTAATCGCAGTGCTAATACCAATATAAATCCCTTTGTTGTTAAAGATGGCACGATATATATAAACCATCTAATGGCCGATAATGCAGAGTTCGGGGCGATAATATCGAAATATATTAATGTGCAACATCTTGTTGGTACACTAATTGAAGGTTCAACAATTAACGGAGGTCAAATAAACGGCACAAATATTTATGGCTCGACAATCACGGGCACAACAATGAATGCTAATACGATAAACGGCGGCAGTATTAATATTGCGAATTTGTTTAAAGTGGACGGAAATGGAAATATTATTATGCAGGCCACGCCGGATTCTATCGGAATGAAAATAACAAATCAGACAATCACTGTTTATCGCGGACCGGGCGATAGAGCGCTTGCGCTGGGGTGGATCGAGGGATAATGATATGGGTTTTTATGGCTTACAAATACGCCCCAACGATGGTGGCTCCGCAATAAACATAACAAGTGGAGCGCGGGCCGCAAGTTATTTGGGTGAGTTCACTCCGTCATTTCTCAATGATGACGGATCTTCCGTTGTTCAAGTGCCCAATGTCACTCCCGGAGCACAAATGTTTGTGCTCCCCATTAGCACTGCAATTGTTTATCAGTCGCCCGGTTCGGCGGTTGCGAGCACTCTTGCAGCACGATCAATATCGATAAATGGCAGCATTGTTCACACTCAATTAAGAAACTTTAATCCATATTACGACAAAGGAAGGCGTCCGGTAAAATTCCGCTGCATGCAGGTAATGAGCGCATCATCTGTAGGCGGCAACTACGGACTGGCTTTATATGATGCAACGAATTATGCAGAAATTAATGATGCATCGATCAGTGGAGCCTGCGTCTATCGCGGCATCGTGCAAGTTGCGCCGAATTGGCAGGTGCCAGGCGACGTACCCTTCCGTGAAAGTTGTACAGTATTTGCACACTGGGACAGCGGTGATATTACGCTTGATTTTGATGAAACAACAAAAACAATATCAGGGTGGCGCAGGGGTGGGACTATCGGCGTCAATCAAGTAGACATCAATATCACTGCGTATATCTGCATTTTTTCCAATGGCGCGCCACAAATTCCACCACGTTACGGTCTCGCTATCTGGAATCGGGCTGGACAATGCACATTTTCATCTGATAGCGCCCCGCTGTTATTGCGCGGGACGGTGGGCATTCAATATGTGCCCGGCTACTACAGCGCGGCTCCCGCAGGCGTCGGGCGAATGATGGTCCCGCTTTGCAGGCTGGGAGTGCATGAACTGAGAAGCAGTACAAATGTTATGAATTATTTCGCGGGCATGCGAATGAGCGGCAATGCTGTCACTGCATTTCTTGGGCGATTAAATACGAACTATATTGCAACTGACTACTGGATCGACTTCGCAATTACAACACTCCCCCTCCCCGTCATTGATGCCAACGATTATTTCTAACTAAGGACTCTCATGAGCATTAAAATTTCTGGTGTTCTTCCGGGGCCAACCGGTGAACCGGCTGCGCATATTGGCATCACATTACGTGCGGTTAAAACCTCTTTAACTGTGATAACGACTCTTGAATCAAATTCAATAACTGGCGCAGATGGCTCTTACTCGCTCAACGTCGAACCCGGACAATATGACGTGCTACTGTGGGTTGATGGCATCAATACGCGCAACGTCGGAACTATTACTGTTTACAGCGATTCGCTGGCTGGGACACTAAATAACTTTCTAACAGCCTTACGAGAAGAAGACGGTACGCCTGAAATTATTCGCCAGCTCGAACAATTACGTGCAGAAGCACTGCAGGCTGCGTTAGAAGCCAGCGAGTCAAAAGATGAAGCAATACGGCAGGCAGGTATTGCGACAGACGCTGCAATGAATGCAGCGCAGGAAGCGACCGATCTCATTACAGCGGCAGTAAAAGATGACGCAGACAGAGCTGAGGCTGCACGAGATAGAGCAGAAACGGCTAAATCGGATGTTGATTCTCTCGCCCTGCTTGTTGCTAAGCATCACACAGAAATAGAGCAGCTAGCAAC